GGCGGCGCGCCAGGTATAGGCCGTGGGTCAAGCTGCAGCATAAACGGTTTCACCACGGTGATCGTGGGCATCTGGGTCCTCCGTTAGAGGTAGGCAAAGGGTAGCCTCACGAGCGCATTGCTGCGAATAATCTGTAAGGCTCAGGCTAAAATACCAGGCTCAAATATCAGATGCCGTCACGGTAGCCGATCGTCTCCGGGTAAGGCGACTCAACCTGACCCATGCGCGACCAGTAGGTGGTGATGTTGTAGAGTGAGCGCCACTCCAGCGGGGTCTTCTGCAGCGGGGTCATCGGGAAACGCACCTTGTCGTATTCCTTCGTGTAGGCGACCATACGCTGGGTATTGCCGGCTCCCCGGTTCTTCAGCCACTTAGACGCCTGGATATTCAGCGGCTTGCTGCCATGCGTCGTTGTCAGGTTGTTCTCCTGCAGGAAGCGCAGGACAGACACGTTGCCGGCTGTCGATACTTTTGACGCTACCAGCATCGCCATCTGGGTCGGTGGCAGGCGTAGTTCGGAAGGCACGACAGCGAAGCCGCTCGCTTCCCACACACTCGCCAGAAGCTCGTTGATCTGGGCAAGGATGAGGTCAGGGTTGGCCGTTGTCCAGGCGCCACCAGTGACGTTGCCGACATTGGTAACCTGGGCTAGGTTGAACAGCCCTGTCGTGTTGACGCTCGTGGTCGGGTCGCCGATGTAGACGAGCTGGTCGGTGTCCATCTGGTTCTTCAGGCGAAGAGCCATGAACTTCTGTTCGTCGATAGGCCGGCCCAACTGGATAGCCGATGCCAGCTCAGGCATCGAATAGGCCAGCTCCTGGCCCCAGATACGCAGGGGAAGGGCCGTCTTGCCAATGTCCAGCGAGACGCTGGGGATGGCATTGGCGACCTTGCTGATCCAGGACACGCCCTGAGTCTGGAAGCCGCCGGCTGCACCGAACGTCGAGTTGGTGTAGGAGGACCACTCGTCGCCAGTGGTGATGTCAGAACGCAGGTCAATATCGCGGGACCAGGTAATCGACACCAAAGGCTCGTGGATGCTCGGGTCGAGCCGCTCAAGCTCCCCGATCAAAAAGGACCCCGCGCTGTCGCGCGTGATACCATCGAAGGTCTGCAGACCTCCGCCATACATTCCGTCAGGCACTGGGTCTGTCCTCCTTATCCGACAGCGAGAGAGACTTCGACGACGTCACCTGTGACGCCGCTAGACATGAACACGAGGCCTGGCAGAGCAACACAAGTGCCGGCACCTGGAGCCACGGCAGTAACATTGCCCTGCACCTGGTTGCCTGCTGTAGCGCCTGTCCAGATATTCGCAGCTGCGTTCTTCACAGCCGCAGAGGCCCCGCCCAGCTTGACCAGCATATATCCACGGCGCATAACGTCACAAGCTCCTGAGGTCGGCGGAGCAGTGAGAGTGCCGAGCTGGTCATTCAGCGAACCAACCGGGCTGCCGAACCCCTGGGTGGGATAGGGCCGCACGAGCAGTCCGTAGAAGCCAGTGGTATCAGAGGTCGTCGCCTGGCGGATAGAGCCAGTCGCTGCGTCCATCACCACCATCGTGCCGTAGGTAAGCGGAGGTGTGGTCACGTTAATCGGCTGGCCTTCAACCGTGGCGTGCTCCCAGCGGTTCAATGAACCGGGGAAGCCTGCCGGCATCGTCGTCAGATAGGCTACCATTCGTCGTCTCCTTTCATTCTGGACTTAGCTGGCGCGCCGCCCAACACCGCCATTTGCCGCCCAGAATTCGGCATTGCGCTTGTTGAGGTTCTCAATCTTCGAACGCAGCGAGTCGTTGGTGGACCGGCGGTTCGTGCCGAACTGCGGGCTTGGCATGTTGGCCGAGTTGTTCATCGCCCGCATGCGGTCGGAAGCGTCGATGAAGATGATCCGCACTGCGTCACAGCTCATAGTCTTGAGCGAGTCCGCAGTGTGGCGTCCCACCGCCACCTGGCCACGCTCAGAGGAGAGCGCTGTCGTCAGAGCCTGCCGGCGCAGCCCGCAGATGCGTGCACCTGCGTCCTTCATCCGGTTTGCCCCTGCCGCACCATCGAGCACACCGATCTTGATGCCAGGAGCAAGGATTTCGGCCCGTGCCTTGGTATCGCGGACAAGCGTATTCATGGCCTGGTTGACCCGTGCCGTGTAGGTCGAGTCGCCCATCATAGAGGGTCCGGTCTTCAGAGCCGGGTCGGCCTCCATCAGGTCAGGCTCGGCAGAGCCTGGGTCGGTGCCGGTCATTGCACCTTCACCGATGGTGGGGTCACCATTGGCGTCCTTGGTGTCGTCCTTGTCGTCATCGTCCTTCTTGTCGTCGTCGTCATCGTCCTTCTTGGGCGGGAACTCGTCCTTGGCCCGGGACGTCATCATGTCAGTCAGCTTCGCCATGCCGTCGCGAAGTTCCTTGAGGGCGTCTTCAGTCTTCTTCTTGAAGTCGTCCTTGTCGTCGTCGTCATCCTTGTCCTCATCACGCGTGCCGGCCTTGTCGCCGGGTCCAGCGTTATGGTGGTTGTGGATGACGATAGCCTGCTTGCCTTCGTCGCCGTCAGGCTCGCCCTCGCCAGGGTCGTCCTTCTTGGCGGCTTCGGCATCAGCCACGATCGCTGCCAGGGAGGCCTTGTCCCTGGCAAAGAATGCGTCGTGGATGTAGTCGCGCATCGAGCGTTTGCTCACTGCGGACCTCCTCTCCTCGCACTGTTGACACCCGCACTGTTTAGACAATTTCACCCTCGGACAGCGGGTCTAGCCCGAGCGCATGGTAGAAGTCATTGTCGCTCTCGAAGGGGATGCCCAGCTCAACGGCATCGTCAAGTAGCTTCATGGCTTCTTTGGTGTGTTCCTCGTTGAGACCTATCAAGGTCGGCAGGTCGCCAAAAGCGTTCAAGTATGCGGACTTTGACCTTTCCATAGACTCGTGTGTAGCCCGCATCGCTGCCCACTCTGGTTTGTCTTCCATCTCCAGTCTTCCCTAGCTTGGCGGCGTTCTCGTCCCGCATAGCGCCCTTCTGGTATAGAATTTCGTCGAAGGTCTTGCAGCATTTGGGCGCTATGGCATGGTATATCGCTTTGTGGATACTGCCGTGCTTGCTGTTGACCATGGCGACGTAGTTGGCAAACATCTCCGCTGTGGCGAACTCCGGGGTGTCCTTGTAGTAGCTGGTTGGATGGCCGCGCATGATTTTGTTCTTTGTCAGGGAACCAACGAAGTCCTCGAAGAGACCGCTGTCGCCATGCTCGCCACCCTGCGGCATAGATGACTTGATCCACTTGTGGTCACCGCCCAGGACATTCAGAACGGACTGGGCACGCCGCAGGTCACCTGCCGAATAGTCCAGCAGCACAGCATAGTTGATACCATGGGTCTTACAGCCTTCCTGCACCTTAGCAGGGTCACGTTCAAGGTCGAACACCCTTGCGAAGTCGTGCTTGCCTACCTTCTTGATGAGGGTCGCTGCCTCCACAATGCGGTCACTCTCGGCGCGCAGGGAGGACTGGCTGCGACCCCAGCGGGTCTGCGAGTCCGGGTGTGGATCATATTGCCAGTCGATGGCGTGGCCGAACTCGTGGCGCCAGACGTTCTTCATGGTCCCTGGCGAATAGTTCATATTGATGATGCGCTCACCAGGCTTGAAGTGCGAAATCGCACCCTGGTTGTAATAGACGTCGTTGAGCTTCTCGGAATGCGCCAGAGCTGCCAGGGTGGCGTCGTCAGCGTGGTTCCATGAAACACCGTGCTCAGCCCGCTCCGCTGTGCGCCAGTCCTGCCGCTTGGCCATAACGCTGTGGATTGTATGCACAACCTTGCCGGGCACGGGCACAGGCGGTCTTGGCGATGGAGGCGCCGGCTTGGGTGCAGGCTCCGGCTTGGGGTCAGGCTTAGCCTTCTCGCCCTCTGAGCCACGCGGCTTGCGCACGGCCTTGCCCAGGGTGCCAGGCTTGAGCTCGTGCGCCTCCTCCATATGCTGGATGAGCCGGTTAGCGTAGGACGCCGGTGTGGCATCGGTCTGCTTGGCGGCGATGTCCTTGAGCTTGGCGGCAATCTCCTCGACGTCGTGCCCCTCATGCAGGGCCTTGGTCACCATCTCGCCCATCGCCTTGCCAATCCATGACTTGGCAATGCGTTCCGAGGTAGGCTTGGGCACCATCTTGGCGAAGGTCCTGGTGCGGTCGGTAGAGGCGTAGGCGTGCGCAAGGGTGGGCGAACTGGTGGAGCTACCCTTAGAGCCGCCCCCTTTCGGGGAGCCGCCAGCAGCCTTCGGGGAGGCTTTAGAGCCTGCTTCTGAAGGCGTGGCCCCACCTCCACCGCCTCCACCAGAGGTGAACTGCCCGCCGCCTTTCCCGGAGGGAACGCGTGGGTGCTCACCCTCCACCCAGCCAGCATCCCGGTAATCGATGTCCTCGTCCCAGGAATAGTCAACGTCCTTGGTCACTTCATCAAAGTTCTCGAGCGCGTCGGCCAGGTGTTCGATGTATTGCTGGAGCAGGGCGACGTCCTCATCGCTCAGCTCGTCGTCAGCGTCTTTGGTCTTCTTCTTGCGCCCGAACACCGCCTTGCCTGACGCCACCATCGACTTGAGCGCGTGCTCAGCCAGGACGTGCTGGACAACCTCGTGGCCCAGATGCTGCGCCAGGGCAGCAGCACCATGGGAGAACGCCCCACCTGTTGGGTCACCCGCCAGCAGGGCACCACCTGACAATGCGATGCGCGTGCCGAAGTTGCGCAGGCCGCGGAACTGCTCGGAGGAGGGCTTGCGGCCACTCGCCATGGCGACGATAGCGCCGACGGCGTGCCTGGCGTTGTGCCCCTCCTCCTTGAGCTTGGACTTCATCACCCCAGGCGCTGACTTGGCCAGGGCGCGCATATGGTGCGAGACCTTGCGGCGGTGCTCCTCGGGTATCTGGCCGAGCTTCTCCTTGACGATGTGGCGTTCCTCTTCGCCAAACTCCTTGACGGTCTTTACAGCTTTGGCAGCACCACGCGAGACCAGGCCGTGCTCGCCCTTACTGGTAGGGAAGCGGCCCTCGCGGCCACCCCCACCACCTGAGGTGAACTCACCACTTTCGTTGCGTGGGTGCTCGCTCTCAACGAAGCCGCTGTCCATGACTTTGTCTATCTCAAATGGATCGAAGCCCAGCATGGCAATGACGTCAGGGTCGGCCTCAGTGACGTCGTCACCATCGTCATCGTCAGGCTCGTCATCGCTGACCTCAGGCAGGACCTCACCCACTGTGCCCCAGTGAGCCTCGGGCAGGTCGTAGTCGTCGACATACTCCGCTGCAGCGTCAGCCGTCAGCACGCCGGCATGCTGGCGCCAGTTGGCGAACACCACAGGGGAGATATACGAGGCGAGTGCTATGGCAGGGGTGTTGCCCAGCTTGGCGGAGACGGCAGTCGCTACGTGCTTGACAGCGCGCTTGTATTCTTTCTCATTGGTAGGCTCAGGGGTTTTGCGGATCATCTCCAGCGCGGTCTGGGTGCCAAGGTGCGTGCGGAAGTCCTTGGTCTTGAAGCTGCCTAGTGTATGCACATGGGCCAGCACCTGCTTCTCGCTGACCTGGAACAGCTGGCCGGTCTCGCCTGCTGCCTCCTTGCGCTTGAGCAGCATGGCAGCGATGGAGGGGTCGGATACCTGCATCTCGATGGTCTGGCCGTGCTTCTTGCCAGGCACGAACTGCAGCTTGACCCCGCCGTTGCCATCAGGCAGGACGTGACGGCCCTCCAGGGTGGTGGCGCCGTAGCCCTTCTCGGTGGCGCCAGTGTCGGTCTCAGAACCAGGCCGCATCCCGGTGTGCATCACCAGGGCAGTGACATCGGCGGCGTTCGCCTTGACCGGATCAGAGGATTTGCGCGCCTCGTCGTTCTTCCTGTGTATCTCAGTGAACTTGGCCGTCAGCGCCTGGACCCTGGCAAACTTCTCCTGGCCCTTCTTCATGTGGTGCGCCGCCGAGTAGATAGGCTGGCGCCGCCCCTTGGCGTCCTTGCCGGTTGCTAGCAGGTCAGCGTTGGGGTCCGGCGAGTAGGTGACATGCGTCCAGCCGGGTGGTATCTTGATGGCTTTGATATGCTCAGGCAGCTCCCCGCCAGTGGAAGCCATATGCTTCCCACCGCTCGAGGTAGCCGCCAGGTGATGCGCAGCCGCGCCCTTCTTGCCTCCAGAGCCTCCGCTGGAGAATTCGCCTTCCTCATTGCGTGGGTGCTCGCTCTCGATGAAGGCGTCGTTATACGCCGCTACACCATCAAGGATAGAGCACCTGGCCCCGCAGCGGCCTTCGTCCACCAGTGCCACATGGTTGCAGAAGATACCTTTCTGCCGGCCAAGGCCGGGGGAGGTCTGCTCGTAGGTGGCGTTGTAGCCGACCGAGATGGCGCGCTTGCCGCGCCGGACCGCATCGATGCCCTTCCTGGTCGTGAACACCAGGTCGGCCAGCAGGAGGTCATCGTGCACATCAGTGCCACGCCGCACATTGGCGACGTAGCCAATCGTCAGGTCTGACCAGTTGTCCGGGCCGACCGGGTCATAAGGGTGGTTGTCGACGAGGGGCTTGCCCTCGAAGGAGCGGATGCTGTCAGGGTTGAAGACCTCTTCATCGTCGCGGCTGACATGCACGCGCCCACCCGCGTCCCCCTGGAGGGGCGGGACCTCGTTCTCCCAGTAAATCTGCGTGCCAGTCCGCGCAATCGGGACGTCGCGGCAGATCAGATAGCCCTCTGCCGTCTCATCCTGATGGCGCGATAGCCTGGAGACCGAGGCCCAGTCCACCTGGCTACTCGGCCTTGCCGCGGCGTGCCTGGTCCTGCGCCTGGGCCTGCCTCTCACGATGCTCGCGGTCACGGGCTTCGCGGTTCTCGCGGTTCTCACTCTCGCGGCGCTGCGTAGTGATGCCACCTTCGCCTTCACCGCCCTCAGGAGGCGGAGGCGGCTCCTCAGGCACCATCACTACAATCTCGCCTTCAGCCGCCGGCTCATAGCCCTCGAGGTGGGGCTGCACATACCAGTGGTTGGCTACCTCGTCGGTCATGTCGTAATAGCCGGTCTGGGGAAAAACATATGTGCTGGGCAGTGACGGATCACGCGGTGTGCCATCTTCGTTGATTGGTTCCAGCGTTACCTGGAACGGCGTCACGACGTGCATCAGGGGCATTTGTATATACTCCTCTCAGGCTATGATCGGGATTGCGGTGCAGCGGCAGTTCCATATCTGACCAGGGTGCGAGTAGTGGTCAGGTGGATCGGACAAAGGTGGCGTATCCCACCTGTGCACCGAACGGTTGAGCTTGCGGTGGCTTTCGCGAACCTTCCAGTCGCCAGCAGTCATCCACTGATACTGCTCAGCGCCGATGTGCTCAGCGCGGGCCTGCACAAGTGTAGATGCAGTCCACGCTGTCTCCGTCCTGGCGATGAGCGTGGCCCGGTTGCGCAGCCAGGCTTCAGTCGCCTCAGGGTTTGCAGCAGCCAGCGCCTCCGCCAGCTCGCTCCTGGCAGGAAGCGCTCTGCGCCCTTCTCCCAGCTCGAGCCAGGTCTTTTCGCTGTAGCGCGTCCCGGCGATGATGGCTTCCTGGGTCTTCTCATGAACGCGCTGGGCAGCTTCGATCGGCAGCGAGGTGATGAGGCCCACCTGCTGCTCCATCAGGCCCAGCATGGTCTCGCCAATAGGAGCCTGCATAATCTCGCGCCTGAGTGCCTGGCTCATCCCGCGCGTGTGCTTCTCCCAGGCCGTCTTGTTGCGCCGGTTGACCTCCGATACCATGCGCCACGAGGTCGCCCGCGCCCAGGGGTGGATGGCCCGCGAGTAGGCGCGCAGTGCGGCCTCGAGCCGCTGCTGGTCGCCAGGCGACAGCGTCTCGCCTTCGGCCCGCGGCGCGAACGACTCGATGATGCGCGCTATCTGGCGCGCCAGGCCGCGTAGCGCCTGGCCGAAGGAGGAGGCTGCATTGTGCTGCCTGGCGAAGACCTCCTCGGCCTTCTCCTCCTGGCGCTGGCGTGTGCGACGCTCGGTCTGGGTCTCGGGCATCGTGCTCCTTGTGCCCCGAACGCACCACCGGTCCGCCTCGGGGCCACAGCGTAGGACGCGATGCTGCGCTGCGTCCGTTCCGGCGTGCGTGGTCTGGCCGATCGCCCCTGCACCCCGTTCGCCGGGAAGCGCAGGGGGCCGGCCTTGGGCCTCACCTGTGGCTAGTTCTTGGCCCTCAGTCGGTTCCGGAGGGCTTCGGTGCCCCGTGATTGACTGTTACGGACACCCCTGGAGGCTTCTCGCCCCCTCCAGCGCCCCCAGGAGAGGCGCTGGAGGCCCCGCCAGCGGCTCCGGGAGGTTTCCCGGCTCCTGGCATACCCGGCAGGCCCTCGCCTGGCTCTGGCTGCTCCCAGGGAGGCGGGGCGGCCTCGCTGTCCTTGATGTCCTCGTCCGTGATGTTGGTGAAGCGACCAGTTGTGATGCTCGACTGCTTCATTTCCTTGAGGGCGATCTGCGTGGTGATGACCCCGCCGGTGTGCAGGACGTTGACAGTGTCGGCGTCGCGCTGGGCGACCTCGGCCTTCTCCATCTCGTTGAGCTGGTAGAGGTTGTTGAACGCGAACGCGAATTCCTCAGGCGGCTCGCTGCCAAGAACTGAGCGCCACATAGCTTCCATCATCTTGGTCAGGGGGCGGCGCAGGCGCGCCTCCTGCTGGGCCTTGATCATGTCGTAGTAGTTGCGCAGGTCGGACTCACCCGTGCTGTTCATACCGGTAGGCGACTGACCGAACAGGCGGACCAGGGGAATGCCCAGCGCACCGGAAAGTTGCTGGCCCAGCATCATCAGCGTATCGGCCAGGCCGCCGAAATTGTATTGATGCGTTTCGAACTCGTCCTCGGCGTCGATGACCGTGAGACCTTCGTTGCTCTGGTAGAGCCGCATCAGGTCCATCAACTTGTGGAACTTATCCGTCAGCTCAGAGTTGAACGCCACCAGGTTGCGGTAGTCCTTGACCTTGTATGTGCGCAAATATGCACGATACAGCAGCTGCGCCGTGCCCATGGTTCCCGAGTCGAAAGCGACGAGCCGGTCATGCAGCCGCTCCAGGACAGACATACCCCACTGGTTCTCGGTCAGGCGCTGGTTGAAGGGCAGCTCGATGCCGTCCATGCGCAGGCAGCGCGAGTAGTGGATGCGCATCTGCGGCAGGTATGGCCCCTGCTGCACCAGGTCGTAAAACTCCGGCAGGCCGTAGTCCGGTCCGAACTCCTTCACCAGCTGCATATACGTTGGCTGCACCATCCACCGATCAATGACCAGGAAGCCCTTCAGCTGGCCCTTGCCGATGCGGTCGAGCTGCAGTGGTGTGCTCGGGTCCTGGCCATCGATAATCATGACCATCAGGCAGCCGCCATAGAGGCGCGACCACTTGATGGTGGAGTTGAGGTGCTGCCAGAAGCAGAGGTCGTTGATAGCCTTGTTGATCTTTTCGATGTCATCCGGCTTAGTGTCGGAATTCATCTGGATGCCGGCCCGGGTCATATCATCGGCGACCACGTCCACTGCCGCGCCCACGATCCACGAGCCACGATACATGAATTCCAGCTTCTGCCGCATGCGGGTCAGAGGCTGGTAGCTGTAGGAGGTGTCAGACAGCAGGTTGCCTGTGCCCAGGCCAATGCGGGCAGCGAAGTTCTCGACCGAGTCCTGTGTCTGCTTGTCGATCCAGGAGGACTGCGGGCCAGGCCCTGTGCCTGAGCCGTTCACCTTGCCGGTTCCGTTAGTGCCTGACATCATCCACCCATATGACCCGAGTATAGCACCGGTCTTCATCAGCAGGCATGAAAACGAGATGCTCACCAGTGAGCTGGATCAGAGCTTTGTTCAGCGGCTGGAGGTCAAAGAACCGGCGCGCCCCGCTTTGGACCGAGGCCGGTATCCTGCCGGCCTTCTCCCAGCGGCGCAGCGTTGCCTGACTGATGCCAAGCAACGCTGCGACATCAGGCAGGGCAATCATATGCGTTTCAGCCTGCCACATCAGTCAGGTCCTCGGGCTGCCGTCAGCGTGGCGCGTAATCGCGACATTCACCCACATGGCGCACTCGCGCAGTTTGCGCAGCACATAGGTTTTGTCCGGACCATCAGGCAGCAGGCGGTCAATGTCGTCGGCAAGCATACGGAATTTCGCCCGTGCTTCCGCCATGCTTTCCACCTGATCATCGGTTGGCTTGAGGTAATTGAAGGTTGACAGGTGCATCAGAGGTTCCGCCATACGTTCAAAGAATTCGAAGCCACGAGCTGGAAGGCACGCGCCGTGCTGTCGGCCTCATCGTCATGCGGTAGCTCAGGGAAGCCCTCAAGCTGGGATATCCAGCGCTCGTTCCAGGGGCCGCGCAGCACCAGGACATTGCCGGCCTCGGCCTGCGCGCTGAATGGCGAGAAGCGCGTGATCTTGTCCCCGGTCTCCGGCGAGAAGTCAACCGGGAAGCCTGCCAGCATGCGCACCAGCGAAGCTATCTGCGATTTGCCAGCCTGGCCCGGGTCCTGAGGAAGACCGACCCTGACGCCATGGCCGTCCTGCGTTGAGATGTTCATCAGCGTGCGCTCAACCTCAGCCGGCGAGCCTCGCATCCAGACATGGTCGAGCACAACGTAGGTGCCATCCATGAGGCGGCCTATCTTGGTGCCTGTGGTGTAGTCCGGATCATTCATCTGCGTCTCAGGAGTTGCAGCGAGGTCCCAGCCGCGCCCAGCGATGACGATGGGCGGCAGGATGTCCACCACCTTGACCCAGCTCCTGTTGAAGTAAAGTCCCGCACTTGGCGTGATCTTCCAGTTGCCATTGAGCAGGCGCTCGCGCTCCACAGCCGGCAGCATCATCAGATTGCCGCGGTAGCCAGGGTCATTGCGCTCGAGTGCCGGGTTGTCCTCCAGCTTAGCAGCGATGAAGGTCAGCGACTTGATGGTGTTGGCGGGCTGGCCGGTTGCTTCCATCGCCTGGCGCTTGGAGTCAAACCAGATCAGCGCATCATCCGGGCCACGCACGAAGTAGCGCACAATCCCGGAGCGCTCAGCAATGGGGTAGCCGCTCTCCTGGTCAATCCACCACTCGATCAGCTGGGCCACCCAGGAGCCTGCATCGGCATTGCAGCTGGCGCGGATGTAGGGGCGCACCGGCGTGGTCGAGCGGTTCCGGCTCATGAGGTAGAAGAACTGTGCCTTGGTGAAGGTGGTCAGCTCATCGAAGCACAGGCAGGCTATCTGCGATCCATGCCAGTCCAGCACGGTGCTGTCATACTCGAGGTGGCTGAGCTTCACCGAACCCGCGCCAGGCCAGACCCATTCGAGGCGGTGCTGGATAGGATGCGCACGCGCATGTGGATACAGCTTGGTAGTCTCAGACCATAGCCCGCCTGGCCGGCGCAGGTCAGTGGTGTTGCGCCTGAACAGCACCGAGTCGAAACCAGGGACCCGGGAGGGGTAGCGCATCGCTTCGAGGGTGAGGGCGTAGGATTTGCCAGAGCCGGCTGCACCACCGAAGATGGCGACGTCAGCCTGGCAGTTCAGAAAGACCGTCTGCGGCCCCTCCTGAGGGGTGATGGTCCTCCGCCCGCCCTCGAGCGCCGCACTCATGCAGCAGTGCCATCAATGGTTGGCGGGTCGGGCAGCTCCTCCGGCTGGTCGCGCCCATTGGGAGGCAGGAAGAAGTGCACGACATCGTCGTCGCGCTCTGGCGCTTCAGCGTTCTGATCCTCGCGGGCCAGCCTCCACTCAGGGCAGCGGTTAGCTAGCCAGAACTTGATGGCCGAGATGTTGCCCTCGAGACCCGCGTCGATCAGGGCCGCGCCCATCCTGGCGCTTATGAGGTTGAAGCCCAGCTCAAGCTCGTCCTTGAAACGATTCCTCAGGGTCTGGACGTCGATGGTCATCACGCTGGCAATTGCATCGATTGCCATGCCATTGGCGCGCATTTTTATGACCATGCCGCGATGGGTATCATCAATTGTATAGCCACCCCGGCTACGCTCAGGGATGACGGTCGAGCGTTTACGGGTTACTGGCACAGGTCACCCCAGGATCATGACATGCCGGGTTCTAAGCTCGGCATGAGTTAAGCGATTGAAAGCGACCAGCTCCACCCAGACACTGTCGCCCTGGCTGCGCGAGACCACGCCTCTGTGGCCTTTCAGGGCACCTTCGGTAATCTCCACATCGGAGCCGGCGGGTATCACGGTCAGCTCGTCGTTGGTCCTCACCTCATCCGGACAGCGCAGCACCAGGTCGCGGAAGGTAGCATCGGGAATTGCGGTAGGGGAGCCGAGGAGGTCGATCACGCCTGGGGCAGAGAGAACCGTCTGCCATGGGTCGTGCTCGATGTCGAATTCGACGAACATGTAGCCAGGCAGCCAGTGGCGCACCACCAGACCCTGATGGCGCGGCAGGCGGCGCCGGAAGGTCAGCACTGTGTATGCAATACCAGCGCGGCTCAGCACCAGGCTCAGGACGCGCTCGAGGCGCAGGTGGTATTGCAATGCGTAGCGAGCGGGGGTCCTCCCGCATTCTGGCTCGATAGCAGACCCGCCGGGTCCGTCAGTCCCGCCTGCTTCCATGCGCCCCTCATACCTGGCCCGCCCACCTGGCGGCGGCTACTTGCGCCTGGCAGCGCCGCAGCACTGCGTATGTGAAGCCCCGTATACGGTGGTCCAGTCGCGGCTGTCCAGCGGGTATCTGACATGTCAGGTGGAGGAGGTCATGTGTTTACTCTTTCGCACAGCAACCTGTGTAAGCTCTGCCTGACTCTTTCCAGCATTCACTGTCCATGCAAGGGCAGGAGGGTAAAGAAGCCTTTCGACCGTCGTGGAACCCAGACTCGTAAGCGTCATGGAGGCCTTGGGCGTAAGTCTCGTTGTTAGTCTCGCCCTCCCGGGCTTGCTGCAGCACCAGCGCTGCCATCATCACCAGGTCAGCAGGCATTGCGGTAACCTCCGGACCACAGTGCTGCTCGAACCAAGCCCGGCACCCTTCCATGGTGTCACCGACCTCGATCAACGCATCACGGAACTTCCTGGACCGGCTATTGCCGACCTCCAGGTGCTTCAGGAACGTCTCAAAAACTGGATTTTTGGGCATGTTGCACCTATCGAACGATTAGAGGAAGTTATATATATCAGAGACTTGCAAGGGTCGCCTAGGGTCTGCTATATAGACCCTATTAGAGATTTCATTTGTATATACATTCCGTAAGGTCAGGCGCGAGAAAATGTATATACATATTAAAATTCTAATGGCGTCTATATAGCGGACCCTAGGCGACCCTTGCAAGTTATTGATTTTGCTCACTACGTAAATTTCGGCCCTCCTGGCGTTTGGCGCATCCTGATGCCAAAAAACCCGTTCCTGCGCTGCTGACTGCCATGCCGAAACGCACCTAGCTTTCCAGCGAAGGATTTTTCTGTCGTGTAGTTAATCCCGGCGTCCTTGGCCCAGGCTTGCCAGGAGGCAAAAAGCTCACGGGTTGGCGTGAAAAAATCAGCTGATAAGGGCTTATCCTTCTCGAATTCCTTCTCACCGGCTACAATGCACATCTCGTTAAGCCACTGGGTAAAGGTATCCTCGGCTTCAAAATACTCCTCGGTTGCTGCTGTGACAGCCACTGGTGGGCGCAGGCCATTCTTCTGCCAGTCCAGACAGCCGTTCAGCATCCAGCGCAGGATACCTGGCCACTCAGCCTTCAGCTCCTCCTCCAGGTATAGGTTGCGTTCACTCTCTGGGATGGTAACTGTGAACGGCACCAGGTTTAGCCTGGCGCGCATCGCCGGATCGACCGAGCGCAGTGAGGGTTTGTAGTTGCCGGCGATAAACAGCTTGAACTGTGGCATGTAGGTGAAGTCATTCTCGCGCATAAACCGCGCAGTGATAGGGTCACCTCCTGTCAGGGTCTTGATCCTGGACTCGTTCCAGCGCTGACCTTCATCCACTTCCTGAGCTGTTACCAGGCGTGCGCCTACCAGCCGGGCAAGCTCTTGGCTATGCTGCTCATTCCTGCGTGCGGTGAATACCTCCATACCCGCGTTCGCAGCATACTTGCTGAGAATGCCTTGTAATGTCCTAAGGAACACCCCCTTGCCATTCCTGCCTGTGCCATACAGGAAGAACAGAGCGTGCTCTATCGTTAGGCCGGTGAGGGCGTAGCCAGCGATCCTGGCCAGGTAAGCCTGTAGCGTCTTGTCACCCGCGGTGATCCGCTCGAGGAAGGCGAACCATCCTGGGCAATCCTCCTGGTCTGCTGGCGATACTGCTGTGCACTTCAACACGTAGTCCTCAGTGTAACGTTCGCGCATATCACCCGTCACCAGGTTGACAATGCCATCCGGCGTATTCAATACACGCAGGTTGGCATCCCACTGGTCAGAGCTTGCGGCTAGAACCGGGATGGCTTCTGCCAGGAACAGGATAGCACGGATGGTGGAGGCGCTCTCAGTAGCTTCCGCCTTGGCTTTCGGCAGGTTTAGCGCCACATCACCAGCAAAGCTGCTTGCCAGGTCTTTCACCTTCTGCTGGTCGTCCTCAGTCCACCCTTGCTGACCCTGCGTAATCCACATTCCCCACTTGGAGACGAAGCGTAGATCGTCCTTGTGCCGGTCTGCAAATCCTATCGCTAGCTTGCGATGGCTGGTGCCGCCTGCGGCTGCCCACTCCCCGGCATCTGCGAGCATCGCCTGGAGGTCCGCACCTTCTGGCGGCGCATCAGCCAGGTCCCAGCCCTTGGGCCAGCTGTCTGGTATCTCCACGATGCGCACCGAGGCCGCACCTGCGTCCATCGAGAGCGAGGCGACTGTGTTGGCATACTCCCTGCCAGCGTCATCATGATCCGGCCAGATGATGACATCGTGCCCCTCCATCACTGACCAGTCGGACTTGCTGGGTGACTTGGCGCCGTTCATCGAGGTCACACCAAGGCCGAACATAACCGTGGCAGCGTCAGCTGCCTTCTCCCCCTCGGTCACAACCACAGTTGTATGCGCAGAGAGGTGGTCGAGGTTGTAGAGTGGGCGCGGCTCGGGTGGCGCCTTAGGCCGCCAGGTGACACCTGCTGCCTGCTTGCCGCCGAACCCATGCGTCTCTGCCTTGACGCATATCCAGGGGCGAAACTCCTTGGAGCCGTCAGGCATATTATACCGCACCACGGCGGCTGTGATATCTCCCTCGAGGTTGCGATAGAACCACACAGCCACCGGAGGTGGCAGCTTCGAGTGCGCGAACTTCAGCAGTGTCGGGTCAGGTCCTGACCAGGACGCTAGACCTTCCACCTCAGGTGCTGCCTTCTTACGCCCAGGCTTAGCCGACGACGCTGAGCCATTCAGGTCGTGCAGCACGCGGGCTTTAGCCTGCTCCACTGTGATGTCGAAGATATACCCGGCCACATCAATGATATCAGCGCCCGCTGCTTCTCCCTTGGGCAAGGCGAAGTCAGCCCAGCGTCCGGTATCGATGTTTATGCTGAAGTTGCCAATGTTCTCGTCGTCTGGCCGGCGCGGATTGCGCGCCTTGTATTCCCGGCCGCTCAGCTTGCCACTGGGCAGCCACTTGCGCAGCAGCGCCAGGATATGCGGCTGCGCCAGCTTCCTGACTGCCGCGGCCGTCAGAGGAGGAGTAGCCCCGTTGCCGCTCACCGGGTCACCAGTTGACTTAAAATTGTTGTGGTAGTCTTAGAATTTGCGCTATATACCGGCATAGATTGTTTCCTTTTATGGATGCAATTGACTTCCTGTGGTAGGGGAGTTCTAGGGGATGGACGACTGACCCGGCAGGTGCCCAACCCCTGCCGGGTCTTCTTCTATAGGCCGCCCCTGAAAATGGTGACTAGCCTTAAATCCTTCACACAAGAAAATAGCATAGGCGGTAGGCTGTTCCCCCTTCGGACCCACTATATATAGCCCGCGTTGCTTTTTTATTTACAAAGGGTTCAAGACGCTATAGGGTGGTTTCCTTCTTTACCAAAAGGATAGCCCGTATGGCTAAAGCACCATCTGACCCCGAGGCTCTGGACTATGCCCGCCGGCGCGTGGTTATGGCGACCAGGGAGCTTACCAACGACCACGTGCGCGACGTCAAGAAGGTCTTCGCCGGCTTCATCGCCGATGCCGCTGTCAAGCACGATGCCGATACCATCACCGTGCTGAAGGAGGCGACCCGCCTGGCAGTGGCCGCTATAAGGACCCCCTCTGAGTGAACGCCGCCGACATCCCTGCCGAGGAGGACATCGCCAGGCTTGACCTGGGCGCACTGGTGTCCCTGCGCGTCATGCTGACGGCGATGGCAGGCTCAGCTGCTGCGCGCTACCTGGCTACCTACGAGGAGATACTCGCCGACACCCTCGCCCTCGCCGCCCTGCTCACCGGCAGGGCGCGCCAGCCGCCACCACCAGACTGGATGCGCCAGGTCGAAGGTCTCACCGACCTCGATGACCCTCGCGT